GGCTTAGGACTAGCTGACAAGCTAAATACGGCACTTACGCCCGTTCCGTCATTGTATATAGGTACAGGAAAATACAGTGCATCCACAGGCTCCTCAAGCGTATCGAAGCTACTCACATCTTTTGGCACTAAGTTATTGGTGAACAGTCTTATGGTCAATCCATTGTTTAAGATTGCTCGTTCTATTTCGTCTCTGCCCTCAAATGGAACTACTGCTGCCATTCTCTAACCTTCCTCAATCCCTGTGATGTTGCCCTCTTTGTCTCTCAGAACTTTCTTGATAATCTTTGCTGGCTTTTCTGTCTTATTTTCTACTGTCACATTTACTACAGGAGTGTCTTGTTTTTCAACATTGATTTCTATTGGCTGATCGATGTTCACTATGGGCGGTTTCTGTTCAGGCATAAGTATTTCAGGCATCTGATTTTCGATATTTATTTCTGTCGCTTCTACTGTGACTTTCACATCTGCTGGTTGCACTTCGATGGTAGGCTTCACATCAGGAGTATTTACAGTGGTGTGAACTTCTGGAGTTTGAATGACAAATTCTTGCTTCATTCCTCCAGTAGCCCTTATCCTTTCCAACTCTAATTCGTGTTCTCTTTGTTCAAGTATGTCTAACCGTCTGCGAGCTTCTTGAATCTCATCTTGCAAATCCTCGTCTTCTACTTCTTCGTCATCACTACCTTCGAACAACTCACTTTCAAAATCATCAAGCAACTCACTGTCATCGAACAACTCGTCCTCTACTTCCTCATCTGAATAGTCGTCCTCTTTCTGCCCTTCATCTTCCTCTTCAAACAAAATTCCATATTCGTCATCAAGTCTTTCTCCAATTTCCAGCACTGCTTCCCAATCACTGTTTCTCACCGCTTCTATCAAAGCATGACCGAATTGATTGATCGGAGAAAGAGGCATGTTGAAAGGAGACGAAGATTGACCGGGGACTCCTCCAGGAACACTGCCAGGAGCAGTACCAGGAATAAAATCATCAACTCCCTCGTCATCAATCTGATCTTGTTCGACATCATCTTCAAGACCCATTTTGTTACGCCATGTTTTCTTACTTAGAATTTTGTACTTGTAGAGGACTTCATAGGCTTTAGCCATTTTGTCAATATCGGCAGTGATCATAGGAGGCCAAATAACATCACATTCTGTGTTGGTGTCAGCAGGTAATGCTTCGTTGCCACCGTTCTCTATTTTGTTTTCAATAACCAAACGATGCATTTGTTTGTAGAAGTCAGTAAAGAAGTCTTGCCAATCCTCTATCTCCCTTACCCAGGGATTCTGTGCAATAAGTGAAGAGGAATAATTACTATTACTCCAGTCGGCAGTAAGTATCATCTCAGGCATACCAACACCAGCAGCAATAGATAGAAGGATGCTTCTTCCATCCTCACCAACATCAGAAGCATTAATATTAGGTGAAAGCATCTTGTATGTTATGCCTCGTCCTGCCGTTATAATAGTACCACTCTTGGGCATCTTTTGTTTGTTTCTGTCGTTGCTGAATATGTCACTTCTATTCTGATCGGAAATAGATTGCACCTTTGGTGAAGAACTATCTACTTCGCGAACAAGAGCAATCGCACTTCGAATCTTGTTCAAAACAATTCTGTCTTCCAGCCATTCGTTATATTGTGTCAAGCGTTTGGCACAAACACGCAAGATTGATATGCCTCGCTTTTGGTCGGAATCAGATAGTATCTTCAGGTGAATTATTTCATCGGCAGGAATTGTTTCAAGCAGTGTTCCGTCTTGAGCGGTTCTGTAATATTCTTGAACTTCTTCGATATCATCAGGATCTGTTTTAATACCAAAACTCACTCCTTTCTCACTAATCAAATTGCGTGGAGTGGCAATAGCGCCAGCACGAATAAACCGTACTGCAATGGTGCCATCTATGTCGAACTTATCAAGATATAGTCTCAGAAAAACCTCACCATCTCTAAAGGTTCTTGTTCCTATTTCCTTCTCTCTTATGTTCCACTTGTTAAGTCGTTTGAACTCTTCCCAAGTTTCTTTCACTTTCTTGGTGTTCTTCTCTTCTTTCGGGACTATAGTCGGCCCTTTGCCAAACACAAACTTCACTAACGATCTGATAATAGCACGGCCATGAGGATTGTCATGATAGAACTTATATGCCTGACCCAGCATATCGGTATGATTTACCTCTGTCATACCTCCACTCTCACCACCAATGAGAAACCAACCACCCTTGACATCTTCATCTACTACTGTGTTGTTAGCCTCATAGATTTTATCTAATGCAGAAGAAGCAAGTTGATTTTGCTTGATCGCAAGAGTATTTGCTTCTGTATATAATTTCAACTCTGATAGTCGCGCTTCTCGTTTCGCCTTCAAGGATTCAAACATCTTATTCCTCCAGATATAGTTTGCAAAGCTATGGATATAGCTATTCTAATAGTGTTTATATAATAGTGCTTTTGTAGGTTATCATAAATTTAATCTGCTCCAAGAATCAGTCTTATCATAGGTATGTAAGACGCTTTCAATCTGCGATACAAATTATAATCTAAGCCACGAGTGTTGTTCATCGGCATCTTTTCTTTGACAGAAGCGGCCAGTGAAAAACAAGCATCATCCCAGATCCCTCGATACTCTTCTGGCAATACATCTCTGAATTGATTAAGAGTTAGTAATCTGTCAAACAATATGTTTTCAGGTGTGTCTACCAAAGCCAGAGTATCTTGCAACTCTCTCATTGGCAAACTTACCTTATCTCTTCTGGCATATTCCATTAACAAATAATATCTGGTAAAGTCGTGAAAGTATTTTGGTATGGGAACTTCATAGTTGCTGTACTTATTTAAACAATAATAAAATGCATCCCATGCTGTGCTCAATATTTCCTGCTCAGATTCAAACTTGCCCCATTTCGACAAAATAGACTTTATCCATTTGATCATCCAAGGTTGCATCATCAGAAATATCTTGTTTCTGTACTCTGTTTTGTAACGCTTTGACTTATACGAGTTGTACTTCTTGACAAGCTCAAGACAATCCTTTTGTAATTGTTTATTCATTGCTCGCCTCTGTTTAGTTCCAGAATCCGTCTCCTTCGATCTCTTCCCATGTCGGCGTGAAAATCTCTCTCAAATAAGGTACTGCTGTTGATATCACATATCGATCAATATCCATTCCGTGATCATTCACTTTCTCAGGATCTTTTCTGTTTACCTTGCCGTCCTTAAATCTTTTGTATTTGTAATACATAAACTCCTGAGCAGTACCAATCAAATCTTGTTCATCACAATCAAAATAATCTTCATAAATATAGTAGTTTTTGTTTCCTGCCTGATCTTTCAAATGCACTCTGACATTATTTATTCCAGACTCTATGTCGTTGTCTGCTGCATAAGTATCAATACCATAAGTTTCTTCCAGATCTATTCTCTGCTGCTTCGCTGAAGGATCTGCAAAGATAACCATATTGGGCGACCAATGTCTTCCTTCCTTTATTCTGTTGCTATGAGTTTCAATAGTTGCTTTGCCACTGCGATACTCATAACTCAAATAGAAAGTTATCTTTTCTTTGATCAACTCTTCCGGCTCTGCTTCTTCAACTGCTTTCTTAAACTTAGTAACATCGGCAATAAACTCCTTGTAAACAAATGGATGCCCTGGTGAGCTACCAAAGTCTATTCCTCCAACATAAAACAAATCACTACCATCAAGATCATTTCGAGGTATTGTGTGTTTCTTCTCATTGAAGTATTCACCATAAACAATGATTTGCCTTGAAGGTCTTTTGTTTAACCACTGTGCTTCAAACGTGTCTTTATCAAGAGTCAATGCCTTATCTATGAAGTCATCTATCTTATAGTAACCAGCACATTTTTGAGCATTGCCTTTGCATATTTCAAAGATAACACAATCTCCATACTTCTTGTCATTCTTGCAATCTCTGTCACATTTCTCCAAAACTTCCCATATGCACCACTCATAGATGATAAACCCTCCCTGCTTGCGCTTGTCATTCTTTGCCAAGTCAAGCAATCTCTGCATAGTTCCTGTATCACTCTTTCTGGTACTCGAAAATGAATTCTGCGCCATAATCTCTTTACCAGTTGTAGGTGATTTGGTAGTCATTGACATAGAAAGTCCTTCTTGCAGAACTTCCCAATCCATTAGTTCCACTTCATCAATTCTTGCTTTGTTTGGATGAGGCGAGTTCAATCCCTTGACAGATCCTGTGATGATCTCAGAAGTGCTTCCATTAGAATACTCTGTATAACTTCTGGTAGGTTCTCTTGAATACAAGTTATACAGAAACTCATTGTTGTTATGAAAACCAGCAAAATATTTATAACTTTTGTTTGCTTGTTCCTTAACTGCGCCAGCAGATGTTACTTCGCATCCAGGCTTAAACAGCATATCAAGATGATTCAATATAGCTATGTTGGTGGTCTTTCCTCCTGTTCTGTTTGCAAAAGCAATACTATTCCTAACAAACTCCATATACATATCCCATATAAACTTAAATGGACTGCAATGATTCGAACATCTTCTCTTTCTTGGTATATCATAACCAAGAAAGAACCTAACATAAAAATGCAATACATCCTTGTTCTTTGGTGGTACTTCTACAAGCCCATCGAGCAAAGTCTGACAATAGTCATCAGCATCTTTTCTGCGCATGAAAGCAGCAATAACCATCTTTCCTTCGAGTATCTTTTGTTTGCCTCTTGGTGAAGCAATATTATAATCCAGAATAGCTTGACAAAGCTCTACAGTGGTATATTTGTTGAAACTGATCGTTTTCATACTCTTCTCCTAACATAAACATAAACAAATTCACTTAAATAAACGATTAAAACAGAAAATAAACTAATACAGAGTATGATCTCTTATATACAGTATGCATTAACTGGTTTCTTTCTGGTACTTCTGTAAATGCAAGTTTTCTTTTGTGATATTTTTTATATTTTCTGTTTTATCAAGAAAACTCTGTGGAATAGGTGTGTGACCCCCTGCCTTCCTACTCATAAAAAAAGTTCTGTTTCAAAATGACCCGCGCCCCTTTGCTACTGCCCCAAACAGCAACCAGAAGCAATCAACTATCATTATCACTAGTAACAGAAACAGAAGTAATACTCTGATCATAACATAAACAACTGATCATAACAGAAGAAAGTAACATAAACAGAAGTCATGTGAATCATAACAGAAGTAATACATTGATTAACACCTATACAGAGTGATATGTTGCATTGAGTAACAGAGTGTTTGGTTGCTGTTATTGCTTCTGGTTGTCTGTATTGCATAGTAACAGAGTTATGTTTATGTTGGGGCAGTAGTAAGTGTGTTAGATGTGT